TGATTCACCGTCTACGACCATATCTGAAAACACACCTCGTGTGCCATATGGAAGAATCAAGTCATCCCCGTCTTTTTCATAAAGCGTCAGGTTTTTGGGAGTATCCCCTATCCAAAATCCCATTCGCGCTTTTTTAGCATATATGGGATTTTTAATCGTCAATGTGTTTTTGCATAGCTGAACAATTTCGGGGGTCGGGTCAGATACCCGAATGGTGCTACCAATACTCAAGCGCATGATTTCACCCAAACTTCCAACTTAACCCCCCATGAATCGAGTTCAGTTTTGTGGAGTGAGGATTTGACGCGAGAAAGAACCATTAGTGTGGTGTGAGGAATCATATAGATATTCCCCTCAATCAGAACTGCAAACCATGCTCTCCCGTTCCCAAAGCTTCTCCAAAGCTCCATTGCAAGATTCTGATTATCTTCGATTCTACCGAGCCTGAATGAATCTCCGGAGCAAACTTTGCAGTCTATCAGATAAGCAATGCCGTTTCTGACGGCAATCACATCAGCAGGCTGACCGTCACGGTTCTGTGCGAAGTTATGTACCCAGAACCCCTTGCTAAAGAGCATCTCGCAGAATGAACGCTCAAAGGCGTTTCCGGCTTGTTTGTTTGAATGTTTCATTGTTTTACCTCTTCATTTGAATTTAGGACAAGTTGCCATTTTGTGTTTCGCATCTCTTACAGGTTTTCCGTGTCTCGGGAATCTTGCCCGAAGCAAATCGTACTCGAGTGACTGCTGCTTGTGAATTTCCTTGAGAAGTTCTTGTCGAGCAGAGAACCATTCAAGGTATACTTTGCAGGTCGCATGGCATTTGATATCACGGTTTTCACATTGGTGACAGGGGTTAATCGGCATAGTTCATCACCCCGCTTTCCAATGACTTCGGTTTATTCAGGCTTTTACCAACCATTCCGATTCCTATTCCTTTTCTTTTTGAGGTGATACGCACAATAGTCCTCGGAAGCCGGAATCTCACGGAAACATTCCGTCTCATAGGTATAGGCGCAGCATTTTCCGTCCCATCCGTTACTCGGACGATAGATATCGCGAAGCCAATAACAAGTTTTGCAGATGTTTTTTCTGTGCCATTCCTGCTTTTCGGGGACATCAGCGGTCTTTTCGAGTCTTTCCATTGCGTTCACTCCTATCGGCTTTGAGTCTGGCTCTGACTCTGTTCTCGAAAGCTATGAGCTTGTCCTCATGCCAAAAGCCGTAGATTATCAGTACGACGACAGCAAATTCAAAAGCGGTCTGAATTGCAAATTTCAGTATCATAGCTATACCTCCCTCTCTTAAAGCTGCTGTGTGAGTACAATAATCATGGCGACGGATGCTAAAAAGTTTGGCACACACCAAGATCCCTCGTCATCATCGGTTATCAACGAGTGTATAGCCGTAATAAGATTTAGCAGTGCATTTAACGATAAAAGCACAATCGACACTATCAAAGCCGCTCTCATTGCTCCGCCTCCTTTACATGTGTATCTTTTCAGCTTTTGTCAGTTCTGCGCCGCTATACTCCGCGAGCTGTTTCGGGTTGATGTAATAGGTATAGCGGTTGCCGTTGAGCTTTATCGCCGTACCTATCGGCAGTTTGCCGCGCTGTAAACCTATTCGTACAAACATCTCGCTCATGCCGAGTATTTGCGCCGCTTCTTTTACTGTGATTTTGCGCATGATGTTGTCTCCTTTCACGAGAACGTTTTTAAGAAGCGTTCTTTTCCTTTTACGGTGACAAGCGTCTGAACACCCGTCCAGTCGGTCTTATCGTTGTATGTCTCCTTGATAGTGAACAGCCCTGAATCAACATGCTCCGCATAGGGCATCAGCCTGCCGCGCTTGTCGCGGTAAATGTACTTGTGGTCTATAAGCCACTTTACAAAGTCATTCTGTTTCAGCCCGAGAAGCTTCGCCGTCTCTCTGATTCCAGTAAGACTCTCACGGTCGCACAGACCGTCAAAATATTCCGCTTTTGGCTGCATAATGGCGTTCTGAACCGAGAGGTTAGCGTTTATAGTTTTGAATCTCTCAAGCCTTTCCTCAGCCATTCTGAGGGCTCTCGACATCACTGCTTCGGGCGAGTTCCACTCTCTTTCGAGCTGCAAGAAATACTGTCTCGCCTGCTTGCCTTTCTCGTTGCGCTGAAGCATACAGATCTCTTTTGCCATGTCGATGGTGAGCTGCGCATCCTGTCTCGGCTTGCCCGGTAAGCCGTCAGACCTATTCGACAAAAATGTCGAATAGTCCTCTTCCTCAGCAAAACCGTATTCGCACATTCTCGGGAACCATTTGTCATAGGGTGTTCCGACTTCAAGAAATTCGTGCAGGTCTCTCGCTAAGACCGTAGGTCTGTCGCTTTCATAGTTGATTTTGATTAACTCGTTCATTTACAAAGCTCCTTTATCGTTTAATTTATTTGTTGGGTATATCCGACCCTTTTCCAATTACTATCGATTGATTGAGTGCTTTCAGCAATGCATCCAAGCGATACAGAGTTGGTTCCACTCGTCCCAATTCGTAAAAAGATATGGTCGAAGCTGGTATCCCGCTCTTAATTGATAGCTGTCTCAATGACAGTCCCGTATCTTTTCGGCATCGGCTTAACAAATCAGGTATGTTCATGGTTTCCTTTCCACAACATATTGACACCCCCTATTGACTTTGCACAATATGTTGTTTATAATAAAATCGTAGCCGTGGTGTTTTAAAACTCAATCGGGGGAATTATTATTAACAAGAGAATTACAGTAACCGCAGAATCGAAAAGCGGCAGAAATGAAAAATTTCATGACAACGCAACAGGTAGAAACATGAATCGTGAACAATTCGTAAAATCCATTCAAAACGGGCGCTATGATGATTATCATGTCAGAGTCATAAACGGGGTCACTACACCCTGTTCCAATCCTGACAGCAATAAAACAAACAACTTAGACTAAGGGTTCAGCACCACGGCTACGCCATTCTTTTCTACGATTTCCTCGTCGGATATCACCGCTAAAACCGTTCCATCTGAGGCGGTTATGATTATTTCGGAATACTCCGTGTTTCCGATAGTCATTGCATGTCTCCTTCATTATGTCTGTCGTTAATGACTTTCTCGATATACCTTTCAACAAATTCGGTGAGCATACGAGTCAACTCTTCGTTTTGCTTACCGAGTTTTTGCTGCGCGACAGACCAAAACCACTTCAACCACAATATTGTCACTGCGCTTGATGTTATAACGGCTATTAGCATGTTGAGCATAGTTTCATCTCCTTTCTAATTGCATTAATTTCATTTTCGTGCTATACTGTTTTCGCCTTTTGTGGCAGAGAGGGGTTGGTTACATTGACCAAACTTTTGACTTTGCCTGTTCCTGTTGCTCCGGAAGAGTAGCCGATGCGGAAGGCGTTCCATGTGCGGACGGTGTCCGCCGAAGTGAAGCTCTGAACTAAGAACCGGCAGAACGTTGTCGGTGTGGGATTTCGCAAAAAGGGTTCATCATCCCGTGCAGGGAAGCACGTTAAAAAACGCAGATGAATCGGTCTCAGGCGCGCTTGATGCGTTTGGGGTTTAACCTCTTGCGCTGAGACTGCCCCACTGCAAGTCAGAACAGGTAAATAAAACCGGCAACAACATCCGAGACGACTCCTCGGGTGTTGTTTGCTTTTCCGAAGCAACAGGAGCAGGCAAAGAGCGTTTGTGTCAAGTGTGGAGTTTCTTTCATCTCGTTTATCAACTTGCGTTTTCACAAGTCAATGAGTAAAAAAATAAAACGAGGCTTTTTCTATAGGTTCCCCTATAATCTCAAGTATTTTGAACATTTCGCTTTGCGTGAACTCCCTTGCACCGCAGAGCTTGCGATTAATCGTCGCCTCGCTCTTTCCGACGCTTTTCGCAAGGCTTTTCTGCGTTATGCCTCGTTGTCTCATTGCGCCGAGCAGATTTGAGTAATCATACATTATCACTTTCACCTCCTTTTGGTTCAATTATACTACTTGCGTTTTCACAAGTCAATACTTTTCACAAGTTTTTCAAAAGTTTTTTTCATTTTTACTTGCGTTTTCGTTGGCTTTGTGATATTGTATAGACGAGGTGATTAATATGCCAAGCTTTGCAGAAAGATTAAACGAAGCCTTAGAACGCAGAAATATGACCGCAGCGGAACTTGCGAGAGCGTTGAATGTCGCTGATGCCACAATAAGTAATTATAAAAAAGGAATCTACGCACCAAAGCAAAGAAGAACTGAAGAAATATCAAAAATTTTAAATGTATCTATTCCGTGGTTAATGGGCGCTGATGTTCCAATGAAACCGCTTAACCTTGTCTCACCAAACATTACAGATGATGTTGTTACTTTTCCGGTTCTTGGTTGCATTGCGGCGGGATTCGAAGAAGTCGCAGTCGAAGATTGGAGCGGCGCGGTTGTAGAAGTTCCGAAGGCTTATCTGAAAGGTAGAGATAAAAAAGATTTCTTCGTTTTGGAAGTTCGCGGCAATTCGATGTATCCGCTCTACCACGAGAAAGACAAAGTTCTTATATTGAAGCAAAATTATATTGATCACAACGGTGATGTCGGAGCAGTCATTTACGATGGGGAATGCGCTACACTCAAACGCGTCGATATTTCAGATGACATGGTAAGACTTAGTCCGATAAATCCCGAGTATCAACCGAAAGAGCTTCACGGTGCGGATTTAGAGATGTACCACATTCTCGGCGTTCCTCGCCTGCTCATACGTGAAATAAATTAAAAGAACCCCCGGTGCTGGAACACCGAGGGCTCGCATACCAAAACACGCCTACCAAAGAGTGAGTTGATATATTTATATAGTATATCACCCCGCTCTGTTAATGGCAAGTAAAATAACAGAAAGCGGGTATTTTTATGCGTTTACCTAATGGATATGGTTCAGTATATAAATTATCAGGAAACAGACGAAAGCCTTATATCGCTCGCCGAACTATCGGGTGGGACGATAACGGGAAACAATTATACGCCAACATCGGGTACTATCGAACAAGAGCGGAAGCCTTGCAAGCCCTCGCCGCATTTAATGATAATCCATATGATTTGCAGCTTTCAAAGGTAACATTTTCCGAGATATACGAGCGTTGGTGGAATGACACATTCGATGATGAATCGAACCGCTCAACCACGAGAAATTACAGTGCAGCTTATAAACACTGTTCATCTCTCTATGATATGCATATGTCAGACATACGCCCGTCTCATATGCAGGATGTTATAGATTCCTGTACTGCCGGATATCAAATGCAGAAAAGAATTCGGATCCTGTTCAACCAGCTATATCGCTGGTGTATAAGTCATGATGCTATAAAAAAGAACTATGCAGAGCAAGTGAAAATTACCGCTAAAGAAGAGTCTAAACCGAGGGCGGCATTTTCAACAGATGAAGTCGCTTTATTATGGAGTTTGATAGATAAGCATGAATACATCTCAATGATACTCATACTCATATATTCGGGAGTCAGAATTTCCGAACTGCTCGATCTCAAAAAAGAAGATGTTCATCTTGATGAGCAGTGGTTCAATGTGAGACATTCCAAAACCGAAGCAGGTGTTAGAGCCGTGCCTATTGCCGATAAGGTTCTCCCCTTTTGGCGCAACTTCATGGAAAAATCAAAAAGCCCCTATGCCGTATGCACAGAGGACGGTAAGAAGTTAAACTACGACAACTTCGTCAGAGCTTATTGGTTTCCGCTGATGAGCGAGTTGAACATGAAACACACTCCGCACGAAACACGGCATACATTCATTTCTCTCATGGTTGCCGCGAATGCAAATCAGACAATTCTCAAGAAAATCGTCGGTCACAAGTCCATAATGAACATCACTGAAAAAGTTTATACCCATGTGGAGATTCAGACCTTACTCAGAGAGGTAAATCTGATTTGA